GATTTTGCCAGTTACTATGATATGTGGATACACCTTGTTTTCCTTGACCGCACGAGAATAAATCACGAGGGAATTGGTTATTTTCAGGGAACACAATCATATTTCCCATTACTCCCAATATAAGAGATGGGTGAATTTCAGCGTGAGTTGTATTTTTATACTTGAAATTATCGTGTGTAACAGATATTAACGCACCTTCACTCTCCGCAGTATCTAATAATTCTACTACACATTTATTTTGCTCTAATACTTTCATAATATCATCTGTAGATTTAAAGTTATATAACTCTTCTGGTTCATAAATAACATCACTTTGTGTAGACCACGAATCATTCTGTTTTTGAAGATACCCTGTTGTTAGTTTATTCCAATTAAAGACATTTTCACCTTTCAATTGTGATACAAAATGTTTGAGGTGAAGACTGGTTTTACCGTTTTCTACATATAATATTGGACGCATTAAACGACCACCATCTGTTTGAATATGAAGTTCATTACGTTGAATATTCCAATAGATAGAATTATACATTGAAATTAAACCATTACGACGATATAACTTATAGAGTTTAATAATATCCTGAACTTTATCGGTTACTCCAATCCATACACCATTTACAAACGCTTTTGTAAGACTATGCATATTCTTCAAAGGAATTTGGGTCACTGGAAATACACCATTCTTATATAACCATTCTTTCATCGGTTTTCCAGACATACCAGCAGTTACTTGTGCGGTAATCGTCATATGTTTATGAAATCCAATATTACCACCATCAGGCGTTTCAACAGGACATACTACTCCCCATTGTGTAGAGTGTAATAAGCGTGGTTTGACTACTTTTGCTGAACTATCCATAGGTAAGTTCAATTTACGCAAATGTGAAATAAATGAGAAAAACGATAAACGATTTAATCCCTGTGTTACACCTGGACGTTTTGTATGCTCTTGAGAACCCCAATTACCTTTGAAACCCTTACGCATTCCTCGCTCAACAATACGTTCTGCGAATAATTCCTCACTACCAGTTTCAATCAAAGAACGGAAATTCTCCTGATATACTTTCTCTGAATAATAATATTTTTTATCTATGGTTTGATATACATTTCTAAATTGTAGTTTATAATATTCTGTAAATAAATCATACAAGAGAGAACCAGATAATTCTATGCGTTTAGATAAAAAACTATCTCTATCCGTTGCTTGGTCATCTCCTACATATACACGCAATAAACGATTTACAATATAACCTAAATAGATTGCTTTCTCTTTGAAGTTCAAATCACCTACATTTGGTAAGAAGAAATCCATAAGAATATGAGATACAGATGAAATGGTCTTATACTTTGTAAAGGACGCAATATATTTTAGTGCTAATTCTTGTGTAGTAATCATATTAGCATCATGAACGCTTGGGATAAATAAATCCACATAATTTTCCTGTTTTTCCATATCTAATAAACACGTCTGTATGATTTCTTTATCACTTTCAATTCCCAACGCACGCATTACAATAAATAATGGGACAGGAGCACGAACATTAGGCAACATAACAACAATATTTCCGTTTCTTGATGTGGGTGTAGGTGCTACAATACGCACTGATAATGTACGTTGTGGTTTACTTGGGTCTTCAGATACAGTGCGTATATCAGCAGAGTGTGAATACTCATATTCAAGATTGTCCTTAATATTCAATACATTATCCGCAAACTTTTCTTGAGAAACAACCACTTTTTCTTTACCATCTATGATAAAATATCCACCTGGATCTTCAGCACATTCACCATTATAATAACGTGTTTGAGGATTCATAGTCTTCAATATACAGGCATCACTTTGTAACATAATTGGAAATCTTCCAAGAAAAACCTTTTCTATTTCAGTTTGATATTCCAACACAGAACCATCTTCTTGAATTTCACGAAATTTTGCTACAACATCATAGTGAATAGACATACCATAAGTCATATTTCGTAATCTTGCTTCATTCGGCATCATATAGTGTTGTGTTCCATCATCTTCATAAATAATGGGTTTTCCATAATAAATTCGCTTACCATCTTCACCTCCAAAATAAATATCACAATTTAATCGGTATTCATCCGTTTCTTCATCCTTATCTTTCATTATTTTCATTGGATTATGGAGATGGAATATTTTTGGAATGCCTTCATGAAGAAAGTTATTATATGAATCTATGTGATGTTTTGTAATATGATTGGGGTTATCCTTGAAATAGCTATGGATTAACTGCCACGCTATTTCATTTGTATCAATTTGAGAACCTGATGACATATGTATATCCTATTTATATATATATGTCTTTATAGTTTTTTATATAAAATCATTTTCTAATTATTTACATACGTTTAATCATAATTCCACCTAAACCTACAGCAGATAAGACAAAGGGTAATAATACTAACGCCCACGCTAAGTTGCCATATTTGTTTTTACATAAACTATCCAAAATGATTACCCATACTCCAATATATACAGCGTGGAAACCCAATAATACTGTACGTTCAATAGGAGACATTTGACATTTCATCATACCTACACATAATTCATTATTGTTGTGTAAGGAAGAGTTTTGTAAAATAAGCATAATTAAGGATATACTGGAAATAACCGCAAATAACTGAGAAGGACGGCAAAGTTGTTTAAAAATCTGTAACATCATAACTATATATACAATATAAAGATAATATTTACACTAATGCACTAATGATTTATTGAAAATGAAACATAAACATTTTTATAAATATGCATAATTTTTATGAGAGAATGTAATAATATTGTATGAAAAAAATTATAATAAGAAAAAATAAATTAGAATAAAATGATTTGACTTTTAATTAATATATTCTATAAAATTTTTTCTTATTATAATTTATAATACAAATTATGTTAAACAACGTAGTAGATTTAGGTGAATTAACTCGTCGCGCAATCAAATACTTAGTTGAAGGTGTAATGGTAGCTCTTGTAGCTTACTCCATCCCCAGCCGCAGCTTGAAGGTTGATGAAGTAATGTTAATCGCTGTAACCGCCGCATTAACGTTCTCCATCTTAGACACATTCATCCCCAGCATGGCTGTAAGTGCTCGCAGTGGTGCCGGTTTCGGTGTAGGTGCTAACTTGGTTGGTTTCCCTCGTGTATAAATAACTAATCATTTAGTTATGTAAAAACACATATATTTCATAAAATTGAATAAAAACAACATCCTTATTATATTTATCAACAGTATCATACTACTGACTAGCGTTATAACGATAAATATAATATTATGAATAATGCTTCAAACGAGCAAACAACAAAAAACATTAATGAAGATAAAATGGTAAAAGACGTATATAATGAAATTGCATCACATTTTGATAATACTCGTGCGTATGTATGGAGTTGGATAAAAGAATTCTTAGATAAAATACCTGATGATAAATTATATGCTGATATTGGTTGTGGAAATGGTCGTAATCTAAGAAAAAATAATTGTGTTGGTATAGATAATTGTATTGAGTTTGTAAAAATATGTAGAGAGAAATATCCTGAAATACAGGTATTAGAAGGTTGTTTTACTGATATACCTATAAAAAAAAATGAATGTGATTTCCTGATTTGTATTGCTGCGTTTCATCATCTTACAACAATAGAGAGAAGAATTAAGGCATTACACGAATTAAAACGCATTATTAAACCTGGTGTAGAACATAGATTGTTATTAAGTGTTTGGTCTGTAAATCAACCAGAAAAAACACGTAGAACATTCACATATGGAGATAACATTGTGAAATGGAATAAGTTTGGTAAAATATATGAGAGATATTACTATATCTTTAAGATGGACGAAATAAAAGAATTATTTGATATTACTGGTTGGACTATTGCTTCTCATAAATGGGATTGTGGTAATGAAGTGTTTGAGTTATATTATATTGAATAATATATATATATATATATATTATGAATATTGATTTAGGAGGAAATATAAAAAAAATTAGTGAAGGTATAAACGAATTAAAACCAGAACATAAACCTTTTATTAAAAAAGGGGTATTAAATAATCTAAATCAAATACAATTATACGTCCCTAAAGATGAGGAGAGAGATGAATATTTAAAAAAAAGTACTTATTTTAATTGTTTTCATTTAGATAAAGTATATGAAGAAGAATTAGATAAAATGTTAACAAACTTATCAAATGTAGAACTTAGCATTAATAATATAAAACAAATAGTAAAAGATATAGATGTTAAAAAAAAAACACTTGATATGAGTACAATATTTAAAAAAAAAAGGGGAAGCGATAAACTCATAGATAGCAATATATTAGATTTAACAGGATTCCAATATTATTTATTATTTATTGCTAAAATGTATTTAGATATTACTGGTAAAAGTGAATTAGATAAAAGTGTATTTGAAATTAGTATTTTTGATTTTATTACAGACGATGATAACATACCATTTTTAAAGGAAAAAATAGATGAAATTATAAATGAGTATATTCGCTTGAAGCAATTCGGACGTACACATGAAGAAGCAAGTGGAATAATGATAAATAACATGGATTATTATGGTGCACTTGAATATGCTTATAGGTGTATTGAAAAAGTCTATACCAGATTATATGTCTATTTAACAAGTTTAGGTATTTGTAAACGCGTTAGTAGTAATTTTTTATATTCAACGTGGAACAGTAAATATGTTTTAGAACACGGATTTTCAACCTACACTATTGGGGAAATTTTAAAATATCTAACAGGACATATTGCAAGGGTTGGTAATTATCGTGACGAAGACGAAGTTAATTCATTACAACATAGAAAATTATTTGTTTATGACAACTTGTTTGATAATGAAACTAAACAATCTATAAAGAAAATATTGATGCCTATGAACTTTTTTGAAAAATATAAAAATAGTGAAAATAAAAGAGAAGAATATAAATCCCTAACAAAAAGTGAATTAAATTTAACTCCGTTAGAAATACCAGAAGCAATAATTGTTATTAATACACAGGAAGACGATAGAGAAAGATTCTTACAATCAAGATATTTCTATATTGATGTTACTGGTGAAACAGATGAAAATAGAATGGATAAATTTGTAGAAGAATTAAAAAAACTATTCACAACAATTCAATCTGTTAAATATACAAGTAAACAAGATGGTAACAAAGCATCTATTGAAGAATATAATTCTTATTTGAAAGAACATGTAATGGTTATTGGATTAAATAAATTAAATATTGCAAATTCATATATCAATAATAAACGAAAACAACTTTTCGTAGATTCTAAATTAGCAATATTCCCTAGATTAACTTCACAAGATAAAATGCCTTTAATTCAAATTGGAGGTAAGAAAATGAAATATGATTTTGCTTTTATCCCAAAACAAAGTTCATTAGTAAAATTATTAGAGAATAATTACACAATACAAAATGAAGTTGTAATTCCACAAACAAAGAATGGAGATGAAATATCTAAAAATAGATTATCTCATAAAATAGCAAAACAAGTTTTTGAGCAATTTAATTTAAGAGAAAAACATGAAGGAACACCATTTGGGTTTTTTGAAAATTTTAGTGTTAAATTTGATAGGTATCCTGAGGAAAAAGGTTGGACTACTGGACCAACAAAACAAATACTATCAACATATAACGAAATTATAAACTATATTATTAGTTGGAATAATGAAGATAAAGAAATAAAATTTAATCACCCAAAATGGGTTGGTGAAAAACAAGATGAATTTTATGAATTCCTAACACACATAATTCTACAAGACATAAAACATAAAAGTACCTCACAATCTGCTTATTTTCCATTTGTTATATTCGTACCAGCATTATTAGAATTGTTAAAAAATAAAGATAAAAAACTATTAGTATTATTAGATAGTTTTAAATCTTTTATTAATTATAATATAAATAACTATTTGGAAGATGTAGCTGAAGATGTTGAAGATACAATAAGAAAGGTAAAATATGATGATTTTAAAGAGAAACCAATTGAAGAATTTGAAGAATATATTAATGAAATTTGTATATATTTAATTAACGATATGTTTGAAGATGGTATTTTTTATACTTATGCAAGTAACCCTGATATGGCTGATTTTATATTTAATCCTGACAATGGATTTCTTGACACACAAAAAGAAAAGATAAAAGATATACCAAAAACATTTTTTGGTTATGAGACATTATCTAATTTATCACTTGTAAATAATATATATGATAATATAATGTATTCATTTGCTTATCTTCAAAATCAAAATAAAATTACACCAGAATTATTTATATCGAAAATAAAATTTACAAATAAATTAGATCGTTCATATAATATTATATTTGATCATATGAAACAATTTATTACAAATTATAAAGAAGGACTTAATGAAGAGACAAAAAATAGTATTGAAGAAAAATATGAAACACAAGAAAAATTAAATGAAACATTACTAAAGACATGGACGGCAAGTAATATAATTACAGATACAACAGAATTAAAATTAATAGTAGTAAATCAACCATCAATTCAAATAGCAACATGTTTTAATCATTTTGGATACCCAGTTCCAAGAGAAGGAGTAATAGAAATAACATATAACGACTTTGTATCAAACTTATTAGGATTATTATATCAAGGTAGCGGTACAGGTGCTATGTTTGGAAGAGGAAAACGCAGAAAGAAATATACAAGAAAGGGAAAGAAAGATAAGAAGGGGAAAAAGAAATATACAAGAAAGGGAAAGAAAGATAAGAAGGGGAAAAAGAAATATACAAGAAAGGTAAAGAAATATACAAGAAAGGGAAAGAAAGATAAGAAGGGGAAAAAGAAATATACTAAGAAAACTTAGTTAAATAATCATCGTATATGTGTTTATAATATATACATTGTTCGTTTGCTTTTGAGTTTTTACCATAATAATATTTTAAAAATCTACTTACAAAAATTTCATTTTCATTTTTTTTGTTTAATCGCAATTTATATCCATGTTTTTTGCAAAACATATAATACCAAATATCATTTTTAAAAATAATAGATAATTTATAATATTTATCATCATTATAATTTATTAACTCGTTCATAATGTGAATATGAAATCCATTATTTGTTTCATATAAAGCAACATATGTTTCAGGAACAACTTGTATTAATTTTTCAATTCTATCTTCAATAATTTTAATATCTTTATTATCTATATCAAAACAACACCAATCATAAAACCTTAAATAATATAGTCTGTCATCTGTAATTTTGTTATCTATATATCTAAGTTGATATCCATACTCATATAATCTATTTTGCTCTATGATATAATCAATATTTTTAATATAAAAAAAATTATTTGAAAGAACTTTTGTTAATTCTGGATATTGTTTATAAATGCTTCTTAAATCGGTATATGTCAAATTGGAAACAAATTGTATTAATGTATCTTTTCTCTCGTAATCTGGATATATATCATATATTTTTTCACCGATATATTTGATTATAATATTAATTTGAAATTTTTTTATTTTAGAATATTTTTTAATGATTTCTTTAAACTGGAAATGTTTAAGTTCATTTAATTTTGTTATATTATAAGTTTTACATATATTATTTATAATGTTTGTATAATTATGGTCTTCAATATTTATAATTTTATTAAATAATTCTATTTGTTTATCTGTAATATTATGTGTTTTATTTAAAAATATACTCCATAATTTATCATAATCAGTATTTATTAAATGATTTGTCAAATTACATACAGAAATATCAGTATTTATGATTATATCCATAATATATAATCTATTATGGATATATAATTTATTATTAATTTATAAATAAAACATATATTATATCTAATTCATTTCAGACAAATTAGTTGGGTCATTATCAATATATTCAAGATGCTTCATGAATAGTTTATATAATTTTAAATCATATTTCTTTTTTGTTTTATTTACTAATTTCATATTATACATTAGTTTTGTATCACCTTCTTTAAAATTTAAACGAATGCTAAAACCTCGCATATAACAATATAGCTTATACCATTTATCACATTGAAAATCTAATAAAAACTCAAATGTATCTAAATTATTATAATTACGAGGTTTGTCTAATAAATATACATGAAATCCTTTCCGTGTTTCTACTAACATATATGGTGTATGATTTAAAAAATCATTATGATTAATATAGTTTAATATATCTTCTTTTGTTTGGAAGTCATTTTTATTTATATCAAAATCAAGTATACAAAAGTTTTTAAAACATATATATTTTGTATTTGTTATCATATCCATTGCAACATAATAATCATTGCTATTATTCAATAATTTCTGTGGTTTTATTATAGTAGGTTTTAAAAAGTCACAATAAGATTTTAGTAATTTAGTTAAATAATATTCTTTATTAGTGTTTGATTGTTTAATATTTCTATATGAATCAGAAAAAACATCTAACAAAAATTTTTTAAATGATGGGTTATAATATTTTCTATTTATAAAATAATTTTTATTTGCCTCAATATCATTTGATAAACTGATATACTCTTCATAAAACATAATTAGTTTATTATATAAACCAAAATAATATTTTAAATTATAACATACATAAACATATATTCACTCCCAACCATATTTTATTTTCATTTTTTGTTCTGTTTTATTTACTTTTTCAGCCAAATATATTTTACCCAGAAAATCATATTTGGCTTCATAATGTTCTAATAAATCAAGATAGATTGTTTTCGCTTTCTCTATTTCTCCATTTCTCATCGCAATGATATAATCTTTAATGTCTCTTGTTTTACTGCCTCCCTTATACATTGTGATTGGTTTAGTGATAATATATGTTTATTTTATAGTTTGATTGGTATATGATTAAATATATAAATATTAAAAATCAATTTTTATATTTTAATTATGATAATTGGTTATATATAGTTAAAATTAGGGTGTAGGAATAAATTCCCAATTCAATTCACCGCATATTTTTTTCCATATTTCATCTTGTTCCATTCGTTTAATAGGGTCTTTTAATAAATAAAAATGCGGTAAATAACTATCTTCACCCAATAATTCACATAACTTATATAACACATAATAATAATTTAAAAAATTCACTCTTTCACTAGGACAGAACTTAGCATATGGTTTTTGAATTTCCATAAATAAATTACATAAGGTTTGTTCCAACTGTATCGGCATAGTGGGTGGTTTTATTCCTAATTTCTCTTTAATAAATGGTATGTGTTCATAATATTTATTATATCCAAGCAACTTTAAAATGCTCTTTGTTTTAGCATTTGTTAAATCCTTCAGTGTAATACGCTGTTTTGTTATCTGTTTCTTTATATCATCAATTACTTTTTTATCTATTTTAGTGCTTTCCTTTGCCTGAAATTGTGCCAAAATCTCCCTGAAATGATTAATTCTTTTATATGCGAAAAAACTAATCTCTTTCGGTGGTTCTTTATATGATGTCTTTTCTTGGTCTATGAGATAGGGTTGCTGACAGTGACATAAACGACAAATCATCATTCCCTCTGCTTCAACAGGTATCATTTCACCATCACAATTCTTACATTTGTTTGTAGAAACCTGATAATCTTCCAAATCATAATTATTATCATCTATATTACGCATATACTGTTTCACATTTGTTTGCTCTGTTGCGTCGTGTTTTGCTACTTTCTCTTTTTTTCCTGAGAAAAAATTATGTAAAATAACTTTATTAGAATTATCAGTTAAGTCTTTCTTGTCGCCAAAATACTCAAACACATATTTAGAATTATCCAATAAATACTTATTATAATCGCTCTTATATTGTTTTAGTTTTAACCGTATTGTTGTTAATTCTTTTACTCTTTCATTTATATCACTCTGCATTGGAATAGATTGATTTGGAACATGAAGAAGATCTGGATTACTGTCTAAATACTGCTGTTTTTTATCCATTAATATGCTTAATTCTTTTTTTAATTGTTCTTTTCGTTTTTCTAATTTGGGAATATCCTTTTCTTGTTTTGAAAATTCTTTTAATTTGTTTTTATGAGTATAGTCTAGTGTTTGAATTTGTTTTTTATTAAATCGTATTACCTTTTCATTACGTGGTTTAAAATTCGGCATACCTACGAAATAATAAAAGTTTGTATTGATAACAAATATCGTGGTTTGTTTAATATTGTTTAATGAAAAACGAGTTATTTATGTTAAATTATGTTAAATTGTATTGAATATTTTAGATATATGATATAATAATTTCTGTGAAAAAATAATTATGGATTGTGTTGTAGATGATATTTCTATACAATTTTCTATGAAAATGCTAAAACAAATGATTTTTATAATGAATGCGATTGAGAACGGATGGACTGTGAAAAAACAAAATGATTGCTATATTTTTTCAAATAAATTATCAAATAAGAGAGAAGTATATGATAGTGATTTTATTGAGAAATTTGTATGTGAAAATACAGATATGACGTTATTTCAACAAATTATTCAGGATAAAGAGTAAAATGGTGATATATTGAGGTTGAAATCCTGTGAAAAAATAATTGGATTGATTTGATAATTTTGATAAAATAAATTAATTAAAATTAATTATGCGTTTTTCTGTGAAATTTTTTTCTTTGTAAAGAGTATAACAACATATTATGGCAGGAGGTCTTATGCAATTAGTCGCCTATGGCGCACAAGATGTTTACTTAACAGCTAACCCTGAAATCACATTCTGGAAGGTTCAATACCGTCGCCACACCAACTTCGCGATGGAAGCCATTGAACAAACCTTCAACGGTCAAGCCAACTTCGGTCGCCGTGTACAATGCACGATCAGCCGTAATGGTGACTTAGCTTACCGCACATACTTACAAGTAACACTCCCTGAAGTAGGTCAATCTGACGCCTCTGGTGCTCGCTGGTTAGACTACCCTGGTGAACAACTTGTCCAAATGGTAGAAGTAGAAATCGGTGGACAACGCATCGATCGCCAATATGGTGACTGGATGCACATCTGGAACCAATTAACTTTGACTTCCGAACAAGAAGCTGGTTACAACAAGATGGTCGGTCAAACCACACAATTGACCTACTTAACCAACGCTGCGTACGCTGATGTAGATACCCCTTGCGCTGCTGATGCCACACGCCAAGTATGCGCTCCTCGCAAAGCCTTACCTGAAACCACATTGTACGTACCTTTACAATTCTGGTTCTGCCGCAACCCTGGTCTTGCCTTGCCTTTGATCGCCATGCAATACCACGAAGTTAAGATTAACATCGAAATGCGTCCTCTTGATGAATGCTTATGGGCTGTAAACGGCACTGATAAAGCCACAGGTGCTTACAACAAATCCTTAGTAGCTGCTTCCTTATTCGTAGACTACATCTTCCTTGATACCGAAGAACGCCGTAAGATGGCTCAAAACCCCCACGAATACTTAATCGAACAATTGCAATTCACAGGTGAAGAATCCGTAGGTAGCTCTAGCGCCCACGTCCGCCTTAACTTCAACCACCCATGCAAAGAATTAGTATGGGTAGTACAACCTGACGCCCACGTAAACTACTGCGATTCTTTAGTATCCGGTCAAGACTTATTCACCCTACATGGTGCTCAACCCTTCAACTACTCCGATGCTATGGATGTACTCCCCAGCAACGTAGCTGCTTACAACCACAACGGTGCTGATGGTATGGTAATCTCCACCACAACAGGTTTATTCGCTGATGCTGATGCTTATGAAGCCGCTACCGTAGCTGGTGGTGTAACTGGCTCCAACTCTGGTGTATCTGATGCTGGTGCTTTCGTATTAGCTGAAACCGCCTTAGGCATGCACTGCTGGGGTCAAAACCCAGTTGTAACTGCCAAACTTCAATTGAACGGTCAAGACCGCTTCAGCGAACGTGAAGGCAACTACTTTGATGTAGTACAACCCTACCAACACCACACACGCCACCCCGACACTGGTATCAACGTATACTCCTTCGCTCTCCGCCCTGAAGAACACCAACCATCTGGCACATGCAACTTCTCCCGCATCGATAACTCCACTTTACAACTCGTATTGTCTTCCAACACCGTACGTGACAGCAACACCGCTAAGGTACGCGTATACGCCGTAAACTACAACGTATTGCGTGTAATGTCTGGCATGGCTGGCTTGGCGTATTCCAACTAGATTTCGTAATATTTAATTATAAAATTGAAAAACAATATCATATAAAATAATTCATAGTATATACCAAATATATAATATGAATACTAATACCACTACTAAAGCAAATATGCTTCCTTTGATAATTAATGAAAAACAATTAGACAAATATAATATTTTATCTTCTATTGATTTAACAACCATTCCAGATGAGATTAGAATTGTATATGAATTATCATTGATGTCACTCAATTCAAAACAGTGTAATGAACCATACGAACAATTATTATCAAAATTACTAGATGTTGTGCCGAATACAAATAAACATGGATGGGATGCGTATGATAATATAGATAACCCAACTGAATATTATGAGTTTAAACCCAGTTCTAGAACAAAAAACCCAACTGCTACAATAAACGATGATACTTTAGATAAAATAAGTAAATATGAAGTTGCTTATTTGACAAACAAGAAATCGTGGATTGTATTAGCTGGTATAAATAGGGATATTCATAGTTTTGATTGTATTTATAAATTTCCAGCACATATATTTACACAGAGTAGAAAAGAATACTTATTGAATTTATTTGAAAAGAATAAGCATAAAGAAAAACAAACACGTGCTACTTACTCAATCAGCGTAAAAAAAGGGATTGATTTATGTAAGCAATTTACTGAAACATATTATGTTTGGAAACGGTCATAGTTATGTATCATAATACCATAATATATAATACTAACGCATATTCACATTATTCTTTATAAAATACATATGTTATCTCCTTACTTTTTTTAGCTTCACCATTCTTCTCTTTTAAACCTGGTCGCACACTATTACCAATATAGAATTCGGTTTCAATTGGAATCCAACCACGTTCTTTATGGATATTGACTACATCATCATACAAATTATACTGTTTATCCGTTTTAAAATTTTTCACCGACCAACAACTTTTCCCATCAGGTTTCAACTTATCTAACACACCATTTACAACTGGTCTAAGAAACTTACTAATCCATTCTTCATAACTCCCATAATGATGAGATTGTGTTTCTTCATCGCAATATATTTCCAAATTATAATATGGGGGTGATGTAATCGCAAGGTCATAAAATCCATCGTTTAATGTAGGTAACACATTTTCCGCACAATCATTATATAATGTTACATTTCTCAACGACAATTCGTTCTTCATATTCATCAATCCTTCAAATGTTTTTGTATTTGGTTCAATTCCGGTATATGTATTTTCATTTGTATTTGCTGATATTGCCCCCAACATACGACCACCCCATCCAACACATACATCTAATACGTTTTTTGCTTGAAAATATTCAACAATTCGTTTTGTTAAAAGAGGTCTATAAATAGTCACTTTGGAAGTTCCAGCCATAAATCCCAATTGTCTAATAATCTCACTTACATATGGGGTAGAGTGGGTGCGTCTATTTACCTCTAATACTTTTTTTAGATTCTCTCTAGTCCATAAATTAGAAATGCATTTCCCCTTATAATTTTTCACATCATATATGTGTTTCATATATTTTTTAATAATAGATAAACCAACTGTTGTTTGAGCACTAATATTATTTTTTTCTATTTTATAAGATAACAATTGCTCCCAATCTTTTTTTGAATCTTTTAGTGAATCATTATAATCATTCAATATATTATCAAAACCATATTCAAATAGACTATCCACTAGAATTGGGAGTTGCGATTCAAATGATTCTTGTGAAAGAGTTGTATTCAGTTTGGGTATATTCAAATAATTATAAATGGTTGATTTCAACATTATATAATATAAAGTGTATGATTATCTGTGTTACTTAATATTATATATTGGTTTATCTTTATATCACATTCAATTTTACATTACGCAATACATTACACAATTTTTACAACATTTTACAATTTTTACAACATTTTACAATTTTTTATATTACTAATTATAAAATTGATTCATAATCATAAATATAATTTATTATAGTAACCAAATAAAATTATCTTATTCTTGTAATACAAAACCCATAGTTATCTATATATCTATATTCAATCATGTCTTCTACTGATACATCATCTACATCAAACTCACATCATACACCAAACATTTACAGCGTAGAAGGTAATATTGGTTCTGGGAAATCCACATTCATTAAAATGTTAAAAGAATATTATGAAACACATAAAGATAATGCAGATATGAACTTACCACAAATGGTATTTGTAGATGAACCTGTGAGTGAATGGGTGAAAATTCAGGATGAGGATGGAAAGAATATTTTAGAACACTTTTATGAAGACCAAACAAAATATGCGTTCCAATTCCAAATGATGGCATATATCACTCGGTTAAAATATATCCAAGACGCTGTAAACTCAGCACCAAAAGACGCAATTATTATCACAGAACGGTGTAATTTTACAGATAGGAATGTATTTGCTAAAATGTTATATGAAGAAGGAAAGATAGATACTATCCAATATACAATTTATAATAAATGGTTTGAACAGTTTGTATCTACAATCCCTATTTCTGGTTTAGTATATATCCATACAAATCCAGATGTAGCACACGAGAGAGTAGTGAAGCGTAGTCGTAAGGGTGAGAGTATTCCACTTGAATATCTTGCTCGGTGTTCCAGATATCACGACCAGTGGTTAGATAGTGAAAAAACAAATATCCTTAAGTTAGATGCGAACGAGGATAAACATTCTGTAGATGATTATACACAATGGTTCTCTCAATTAGTAGATTTCGTAAGAAATGATAAACAACAATAAAAATATAGAGTAAATAAAAACAAACAAAACTATCAAAAAAGTAATACAAAACATAAATAAAATAACTCATAAATCATAATAATAGATTTTTTATTGTTGAGAATATACTTGAATTGCTTTCTGTATGTGAAACATCCTGTATATATTGTATATTTGTAGATTGAAATAATTGAGATACACTACCATTCACACTTTTCGGTCTGTATTTCAATATATCCAGTTCCTTATTCTTAGTTGGGAATTCATCATCTCCATATATATCTTGAAGACATAACCACTCAAACAAACCTCCAATATAAATGAAAATATTATCAAACCCAAAACTCGCTAACTTCTGATATTTCTCTATTACACGGATATCATTCGTATTTTCACCATAAATAATAATGGGAATATTTGTTTTCTTTTGTTGAATATACTGATTAATAATACGCACTTCATCATTTGGGTCTTGTGAATACTCAATTAAACAACTATTGCTATCTGTTTGTAATGTGTGTATAAGAACACAATTCACAATAGCATTTGTCTTTTTCTTCTTAATATACAATTGAATATCTTCAAACGTACATTTTTTTACGATTTTTAGATTATTACCCATTTCTCTCTACGAGTGATTATAATTTCCTTTTTATATATACTTATGTTGATTACATATAAAAAGTTTATATTTTGTTTTGTAAATATTATTTAGTAACTATAAACTTATCAGTATAGTAAATTATACATATAAATGATGTAGATGTTTTAAACTGATTTCATGTGGTTCACTTGTGCTAGGTTTTCCATCTTCATCAATATGATTTCCATCTTCATCAAATAATTGACGTCTCAATTGTAATCTTCCTCCTCCAGTATTATTTACAATTGTAGCATCAAACTCGTGTATTTTATCACTATTGGGAATTCTAATATTCTTTGATTTGATTGGTCTAGATTTGGAATGACCAAAACCATACGTCCAACCACTACTTTTAAGAATAGTTTCATTATTTAATTGTATCATTACACCATTATCATACGTAGCAAAATATCTAGCTGTTAATGTATTTTCAGGATAAGATATGAAACCAGAAATCTTATATGCTGTTGCTGCAGGAATACTTGTAAACTCTATATTGTCTGTTATGGTTTTTGTCTCATATGTACCTTTATAAGCATTATATTTACCTGCTTTATATTTCTTTAGAATCAAACCAGCTCGCATTTGTTGTTGAAATTGCTCTGTATCATCTTCTTGATTTTTGAAACCTTCACTCATATATAGAGGTGCTGATGTCTTATTCATATTCTTATTCATTACATTAATATTATCTACAATATTATTACCAAAACACGACATAAATGCTTTATCACGTCTTAATACATTTGATGCGGTTTCATTTGTTGCCGTTGTCGCAATATCACGCATATTTGTAACAGTATTGATATAATCGCTCATTGGTATTTGACGACTATTTACTCCTACTGTATCTTCAACATCACTAAAACTATTAGGATATAGTGTTCCGTTGTTATTACATATTCTATTAAACTCTGTTTGATAACATTCAAGTGGGTGTGTTATAATCATAGGGTGTTCTTCACAAGGGTCTAATTTTTTAATTTCATAACCATTATACATTGAAGTAGTTACATCTGTCCCAATAATTTCATTCCATAATTTTTCGTATTCTTCCCAAGTGATTTGTTCATTGTGTTTTACTCTATATTTGTTGTATGTGTTTTTTAAACGTTTTACATCTTCCGCTTTAAATGCTTCAACAGATATTGAAGAGTGATTTGTATATCCAGCAAATTCAGGTTTTTGTGTTTTATCCACTACTTTTGTATATCGTCCGTGTTTTGTAATAAATATACCTCCATTTTCTGCCTCAATAATGCGTTGTACTTGTACACCATTTTTACCCATCCAAGGTCCATACATAATATATGATGAAGGGTTTGTTGCGTTTGAGACTACATTTGTAGTTACAGTATTACCTCCATGTATTTTATCAAATATATCTGTTCTTTCTTTAATGATTAATTCAGAAGGAGAATACATAGTTTCAAAACCTTCACCATGAGCAGCATCATATATAGCTTTTTGAGAAGGGTTTGTATTTGAATTCAATAACGCACTACTGTTAAAGTGACCGGTCATACCTTTAAATTCATGATCGTAACATTCTTGAGATGTTTTTCCATATAATTTACATGGATTATCACATTCATTATATAATACGATTTCATCTTCAGGACAATACATTTTATTACTACCTTTACCTAATTGATTTAAAGTATCCTCATCATATTTAGATACATATTTTCCTGTTGTTGTATCATATTTGATTGGAACTACCTTTTCAGTAGAACGACACCACGCATACTTATCTTGATTCTTTGTTCCAATGTCGCTACAACTTGAAAAATTAAGTCCAGTAAGACGGTCTGAATCTTGATGAGCGGAGCAAAACTTCTTGTCTGTAAATATATTTTCACGTCTACAACCTTGTGTATTAAACATTAAATTACCTGTTTTTTTTATTAAACTACCATGTCCTTCACTACAATACCCATATGTATCTGTTGATGTATTATCAATCACATTACAATCTGGACGTGATGGTTCTGTGTTAACGATTGGTGTCTGTAAAGCATGTTTTGATATATTCTTCCCAGTTGAGCCGTTTGATGTTACCAACATTGTAGGTGAATCATTTACAAATCCTTCTTTATCACCTATTTTAGTGGTATCTGGATTATATGAAACCGTTGCCTCTATTTTTGGTATAATCAATACTAAAATAATTAGTGTTCCTATTAAAATAATTGTTGTATATGACAACATGGTATATGTATATATATTACTTATATAAACATATATATAAAAATCTATTTTTGTATATAATTTGTATATTTTATGGTATTTTATGTGCGTTACTTTCAATTATTCAATATACGATGAAATCATATTGTCTCTTGAAATGTATTGATGTCTTGCATTATCTTTAGTAGCATATAATAAAGCTATCTTGAAACGGTTTCCATTTTCATCAATTTGATATCCCTCACTATCAAACATAGCACGAACAATTCTAAAACATTGACCTCCATAATTTTCATACATTTTTGCTTCTATTGAGTGTATATGTTTGGTTACTGGTATCATAGCTGAATATTCCACCTTACAACTTTGTAATTTCCAATTCTGTATAATTTCTTCACCATTTATATTTAAAATCGCCCCATCATCACTATATACACCATATTGGACTTCTACACAATTTTTAGGATAACGAACACTGCCTTTTACTATAATCATAAATCGTTCTCCTTCTTTATTAGCAATACTATCAAACACCGCTCGTGTTGAATCAAAATTAGCGGTTGAATCTAATATATATGACTTAACAGGAAACATATTATATTCACCTTTATCATTATTAACTCTATGTATGGATGCCTTCAAACCTTTGTTCTTTATGCTTGTTTCTCCTAAGAATGAATTTGGTTCGTTTCTTGAAGCACCATAACAGAACTTATGTGCTGCATCAATCTCTTCCTTTTCAATATCATTCGCATCTATCATATTTTGTGTAGCTTTATGTTTTTGAGTTTCAACATGCTCACGATAAGTATTCAGGTTACGTTTATTTTCTGGAACATCATCAATCGTTTCTGGTTGTGCTATATCTTTACAACCAACATCCTTGAATATAGATTGATAACAGAATAATACAGAAGAAGGGTCATTAAAAAATAAAACTCCATTAGTTTCACTGCATCGTTCTTTTTTTTGTATAGGGTTATCATCATTTTCAAAATGTAATGTATTGCTTATTGTTGAAAAATTATTCCATGCATTAATATATTCATCATAATTACGTGTTGTTTTTATTGTATTTTCATTATTTTCTATTTCTTCTACTGTGATAAAACCTTCATTCTCTAAATCTACTATTTCACGGTTTAATAATCCAGTATGATCTCCTCGTTCATCATACTTCTTTCGCAAACATCTTATATCTTCATTTCCATATAAAGCACAAGGGTCTTTGCAAGTTTCAGTTGTAGGTGCAACATAGTTTCCACTTTCACATGTATTATTATCGTAGGCAGGTTTTAAAGATGAAAGGTTTCCTGGAACTGACTTACCTTCATTAGGACACCATAACATTCCATGTTTTTCTGCTCTACTACAAGTACTCGCAAATTTAGCAGCAAATTGATTATGACGCATCATTCTACAATACTCTCTGGAAGTAGATGCCTTAGTACAAGTTCCATTTAATGGTAATGCATATGAAACATTATCTATCACTTTTTGCTTTAGTAATTTATCACCTTCACTTCCTGTAGCTTCACAATAGGCAAATTTATCGTTACTCTTCCCAACATAGTCACAACACGATAAATATCTATCTAAATTAGATGTTTCATTATCACATACAGGTGGGTTTTCTTCCTCTACAGCTATAGTATCTATACCATCTAATATTGAATTTCTTGTTCCATCATAATTATATGTTGGATTTATAATATTATCGTATAATGTAAATCCTTCTTCTATTTGCGTTTTTTTATAATTATCATAACAAACATACACAATACTAATAATACTTATTACTAAAAATATAATTCCTAATTTTAATAGTTGTTTCATGAATGTATGTATATATTTATTATATACTTTATTTTATCATTTTGTTTTTATCGTTTTATCCGTGCCTCATTATTCTTTTCGGTATGTTTAATGAAATTTAACAACCACCTCAACATCTTCTTTCTTAATGCTTTTAATTGCTGAGATTGATAATTCTTCTCTCTTCTTGCGTGTCTTATTTTGCCCTGTGGTTTGTTGGGTCTTCAATAAAGGTTGAGTTTGAGTAGCATTTACAGACATATGACCGTTTGAGTTTGATGATGTGGTTGATGTTGATGTTGAATATATAGGAGCTTTTTGCTTTCTATTCTTTAATGTGTTATTTACAGAATGATTGCGAAAGTTCATATCATTTTCTACATCTTGGATATGGTCGTTAATATAATCAATAATTTTATTCTCCAACGCCCATTTAAAGAAGTTAAGTTGTCCTATTGTTGTCTGTATATAGATTTCATCACCATTTTCATCTGTTGTGGTTCTGTTTTCAGCATTATAAAACATAGATAATGGAATGCTAATGCGTTCCCACCTACAAAATGGGTCAAATCTCTTCTTACTATAAGACTTTAATTTCAACTTATAGTCAATATATACTTTAAAACGAACACGCTGTTGATTATCCTTTATTAGATTGTATATTGTAAACTTCTCCTTTGAATAATTCGTAACAAACCAGTCTATAATGCGAATAGATAGTTTAGATTCACCATTTATGATGGGTATAACATCATTGATATTATTATGTTTTCTAAAATATTGGAGAATATTCTGTAAAAGTAATTGATTTTGTGTTGTAAAAGACATTATAATTTTATGTTTTCTCTCGTTGTAATAATATAATTAACTATGAATACAACTTTTTTTTTAAGTTTTAAACGCAATAATTATTAATTTATATAATATTTTTGTTTATAATGTTTTATTGGACGATAACACTTATTTATTGAGTTATGTGAGTTATGTTGCATTACTTCATTTTTCGGATGCGCATTCGTTTCCCTTTGAAAAATCGTTCATCATCCATAACACCACGAGAAATATTACAGGATAAGCAACAAATCACACAATTCTTACTCCAATGACCTTTGTTATTATCCAAACGGTCTAGCGTCCATTGTGAATTACACCTAACTTTTTCGTAGTATAATAAACAATTACACTCACAATAATAACACTTTCCTTGTGTTTCATAAAGTATTTGTAATATCTCGTTGAGAGAAATTATATTTTCTTCATTATATAAATGGGGATGTTTCTTTGCTTTCTCTATATCTTGAGAAATATATCCTCTTCGTTTTCTCTCTAGTTCTTGAAATAAAAAAATATAAAACTCAATAGTATTACTTTTTGAGTTTGAAATTATATTATGAATATACGTTTCTTTTCTGGATATACGAAGGTTTTGTATAAAATCACGCAAAGATATATCATTTTGACTGTCTTCTTCTTGTTCTTCTTGTTCTTGTTGCTGAGGTAATTTCCATAAAGTATATAGTATGCTAATTATATCATATTGACTTTCATAAAGTATATGATTTGATACTTTTGTATTTTTAACGTTGAGAGAAATAGTCCGTTTCGTATTTTTTACTTCTATATCTTGGTGGTCTTGCTGATGATGCGTTCCATCTTTTTCAATAGAAATAGATGATGTATTACCGTGTTTTCGTTTAAACTCATCAATCGCAACTCGTGTTTGTATTTCCTTTGTTTCTAAATGGTCTATTGCTTGTTTATCTTCTATTTTTACAAATTTAGTATTCGCATTCGTATTCGTGTTGTTTTTTGAATTTTTTAAATCATTATGATGATAAGAAGGTTGTTTATGTGATAGTTGTATTGCTGAATCCAATATGACTATCTTCTTCATAGTTTATGAAAACAATATAAACTGATGATGTGTTTATATTGTATATATAATTATTATATTTTAGATACTAAACGAATTCTGTTGTTTCATTATGGATACAGAAACCAACGCTAACCCATCTGAGAATACTATTCTAACCAACGATATAAATGATACAAGCAATAACATGCAAAATATGAATGTTATCATCGCACCTGTATATGAGAAACCTGACCCTGAAAAGGAGAAAGAACGATGTAGAGATCTTGAAACACTCAATTATAATAATGAGCGTTTAAGGAAACGCAATAAAGTAAAAACTGACAGATTTAAACCAATGGTTGTAAATTCAACCCAAAAAGAAGTAGATGATTTGCTGGAAAAAAAAATATATAAAATAGATATATCTGGACCTGGACTAAATATTAAATGGACGGATTTAACCAAATGTGAAAAAGAAGACAAATTGTTTTTTTATTGTGAAAAAATGGTAGATGAAGAAGTAATCACTTTGGATAGACGACATGAACTATATATTTATCTATCTAACGCACTTGATAATAATAAATTACTTAAACAAAAAGATGTTGTATATGACTTAAAAACAGAACGTATTACTCTTATTCCTAATCTTATGATACACCCAACGCGAAAAACATTCACTCTTCGTAAAGAGAAAAAAGAAAGCACATTAAAAAATCTAACTGTTACACGCAAACAGAAGAAAAAGAGTAAGAAAAGTAAAAAATAAAGCATAATCTATGTAAATATTGCTATACAAATGCAACTTCTGAATATTTAATAAATAGTGAATAGTGACAAAATATCTAAAACGTTTATGTATATATACTTAAACATATACTATGTATATATACTATGGATGCGTCTACACAAACCGAACACAAGGTTTATCTTTGTGATATACCAGCATTAAAACCATATAATGTCAAAATAGATGAAACTTTTGATGATGATGAATTAGATACTATGGAGGAAAAGTTAATGGAACTCAACATAGAGAACTATGATGATTTTTGTAATTTTATTGTAGAGAACCTATTTTCATATGTAGATGATTATAATCAACAACATATTCAGGATTTCAAATTAATGAAATATAATGAGTTATTAAAAGAATATATTCAATCACATATTTCTCGTCAAATACAGATGTTTTATGATGAAAATATTCACGTTGGTGCTATATATCATATCGGTTTAGATGAAATAAAAGAACATATCTACACTATATTTTGTGATATGTATGAAACCACACATATTAGTATGTTTCCTCCTCGTAGTATGACTACATCAACTAATAATTATCATTCACAATCCCTTGACGTGATGAAGGAACGATTAGACATTGTGGATAAAAAAGACGAAGAACAACCAGAACAACGAACTCCTGAATGGTATGTAAGAAGACATAATTTATTAAGTGCGAGTGATATTTGGAAAACACTTGGTTCGCAAGCACAACAAAATGATATTATTTATAGAAAATGCTCTCCTATTAACACACAAAAATACTCAAAGGTGAATATGAATAGCTCACTTCATTGGGGTCAAAAATACGAACCTGTGTCTCAATTGTATTATGAATATATGTATAAATGTAAAATCCGTGAATATGGATGCATTCCACACAGTACATACGATTTTTTGGGTGCTTCTCCAGATGGAATTGTAGTTGAATCACAAGAAAACCCACAACTTGTTGGAAGAATGCTGGAGATTAAGAATGTGGTAAGTCGTAACATTACAGGCATCCCAAAACTTGAATATTGGGTTCAAACACAACTACAAATGGAATGCTGTGACTTAGAAGAATGCGATTTTTTGGAATGTAAGTTTAGTGAATATGAAAGTTTTGATGCGTTTATGGAAGACACACACGATACAGGTTTGTTTCATAAAACGGAAGATGACAAGTATAAAGGTGTATTTATTTGCTTTATGAATAAAGAGCAACACCCTGTATATGAATACCCACCATTTGATATTGAAAATGAGGCAGAATTCAACAAATGGAATGATGAAATGATTGATAAACATAACGCTTTGGGAAACAATTGGATACAAAATGTATGTTGGAAGTTAGATGTTGTATCATGTGTATTAATCCCACGAAATCGCCAATGGTTCGCAGCTGTTTTTCCACAATTCAAAACTATATGGGAGACCATCGTAAAAGAGAGAGAAACTGGTTACGAACACCGTGCTCCAAGACGACGTTATGGTAGCAAAACAAATCAAATGTCCTCATCATCAAACATATCTTCATCTACAAATAAAATACAAAAACCATTCATTCCAACCATTAGGATCAATATTTAATATAAAAATAAAATTACTTAAATCTAATTGAATATATTGTATTATTATAGAGTTTTTTATTATATAATAATATACAAATGTCAAACGTAAAGGTTTCACACGATTTAAATATGTATGTAAAGAAACGCAGTGGAGAACGAGAGGAGATGTCATTTGATAAAATCATCCAACGAATTAAAAAACTAAGTTTCTTTGAGAATATGGATATTCGCCCTCTAAATGTAAATGCTGCTGACCTAACTAGAAAGGTAATTGAACAACTATATGATGATATTGAAACACATAAGATTGATGAATTGACATCTGAGATTTGTGCGTCTATGGCTACAAAGCATATTGATTACGCTACAATGGCGAGTCGCATTTTGATTTCAAATCATCACAAGAACACAAAATACACTTTTGCGGATTCTATGGATAAACTATATACGTTTAAGGATATTCATAACAAACAAACTCCTCTTATTTCAAAAGAAGTATATGATATTTCACAAAAACATAGTGAATTGATTGAAGAACATATTGATTATAGCAAAGATTACTTATTTGATTATTTTGGGTTTAAAACACTTGAACGAGCATACTTGATGAGGGTAAATGGTGTAATTGTAGAGAGACCACAACATATGTGGATGCGTGTTTCTATTGGTATTCACGGAGAAAAAATGGACCGCGTATTTGAAACATATAACGCTATGAGTGACAAATATTTTACACACGCAACACCTACTCTATTCAATTCCGGAACACCACGACCACAAATGAGTTCTTGCTATCTTATTGCGATGGAAGACGACAGTATTAAAGGTATGTATAATACTCTTGGTGATTGTGCTGCGATTAGTAAATGGTCTGGTGGTATTGGACTACATATTCATAATATTCGTGGTGAAGGTAGTCACATCCGTGGAACAAATGGAAAAAGTAACGGAATTGTCCCACTATTGAAGGTATTTAATAGCACAGCAAGACACGTAAATCAGGGTGGAAAACGCAACGGTTCTTTCGCAATCTATCTTGAACCGTGGCATCCTGATATTGAAAATTTCCTACAAATGCGTAAAAATCACGGTGATGAAGAAATGAAAGCTCGTGACCTATTCTATGCGTTGTGGATTCCAGACCTATTTATGGAGCGTGTAGCGAATAACCAAAATTGGACGCTTATGTGTCCTGACCAATGTCCTGGATTAAGTGATGTATATGGAAATGAGTTTAAACAACTATATGAACGTTACGAAAAAGAGCAAAAAGGAAATAAGACAATTTCAGCACGAAAACTATGGTTTGAATTACTGGATTCTCAAATTGAGACTGGAACACCTTACATGCTTTATAAAGACCGAGCAAACCAACGCTCTAATCAAAAAAATATTGGAACGATTAAATCTTCTAACTTATGCACTGAAATTCTGGAATATTCAAATGATAAAGAAACTGCTGTATGTAATCTAGCAAGTATTGGTTTAAGCAAATTTGTAGAACGTGTTGACCCTAAAGCAGATCAATTTAACAATATTAAAATCTATTCTCGTGATGGTTGCGTCTATTGTAAACTCGCTAAATATGAATTGGATAAGAATGGTATCTCATATACCGAAATTGATGTAAGTGATGATGTAACACGAAAACAACACTATGAAGAATGGTCTTCGCAAACAGGTAAGTCTATTAACAGCGTTCCTCAAATTTGGTTTGGAGATAAACATATTGGTGGTTATGAAGAATTATTGAAGGTGGTTCAACCAACATTTAACTTTGAAAAACTATATACGATGACACGCATTATTACACGAAACCTAAACTCCATTATTGATAAGAACTTCTATCCTACCGACAAAACATACCGTAGTAACATGTATCATCGTCCAATTGGTATTGGAGTTCAAGGTTTAGCAGATGCGTTTGTTATGATGAATATTCCATTTGATTCTTCTGTAGCACAAAAACTAAATAAGGATATCTTTAAGACGATTTACTATGCGTCACTAAAAGAAAGTAATGCTATCTCAAAGGAACGTAGTGATATGTTTAGACCTATTTTTGAGGATGTGAATAGCGTTGAATTTAATAACTTCAAACAACAAATGTGTGAAGATAAAGTAGATGCTAGACTTAAAGAGGATAGTTTCCGCTATTATACTCATACAGAAAGCGGAGAACGACTATTTTATAATGAAGCGATTGGGTATTTGAATGATTATGATTACACTCATCCTAAAGATGTATTGGAACAAAGTAATGGTGCGGTCCGCAATTTGGATTTAATTGGTTCATACTCATCTTTTATTGGTTCTCCTGCGAGTGAAGGTATTCTACAATATGATATGTGGAAAAAGAGTGCTGAAGATGATGATGATGGCGTTCATTATGATTGGGAAACGTTGAAACAGGATATTAAGAAGTATGGTTTAAGAAACTCACTACTGCTTGCTCCTATGCCTACTGCTTCTACAAGTCAAATTCTTGGTAATAATGAATGTTTTGAACCATTTACAAGCAACATCTATATGAGACGTACATTAGCAGGTAATTTTATGGTAGTGAATAAATATTTGATTAGTGAATTGAGTGCTATTGGAATGTGGAATGAAGATGTGAAGAATAATATCATTTTCAATAAAGGTTCAATTCAATATATTGATGATATTCCTAAATGCTTGAAGGAGAAATATAAGATTGTGTGGGAAATCCCTATGCGTTCTTTGATTGATATGGCGGCAACACGTGGTATGTATATATGTCAGTCACAAAGTATGAACTTATGGATGGAAGAGGCAACATATGAAAAACTAACTGCTATGCATATGTATGCTTGGAAAAAGGGTTTGAAAACTGGTATTTATTATTTGAGGACAAAAGCTAAAGCAGCAGCACAACAATTTACAATTGATCCTTCGTTGAAAAATAAAAGTAAAGCACAAACAGAAGATGATGATGAAGGTTGTTTGATGTGTTCTGGATAAATTATGATGTGAGTAATGTGTTGTGTTGTGTGTTATATCTCTAATTTAGTTATTTTAATAATTACTTATTATCAATATACATATTTTGTGTTATATGTTTAGTGATGTTTTTGATTGCTTCTTCTTTATTACCAGTTGTAATACCGATAATTATATTATTTCTTTTCTCTAAATTATCTATTTGTTGAAAAAATTCTGCATTATTATCCATTACATCAATAGCATCATTCAATTCCTTTCTGTGAAATTTATGTATTACTTGTCTAATTTGTTCTTGGTCTTTATCTTTCTCCCATTTATCTTTATCTTTTATGTATAGTGTCTTTTTCTTTTTATTTACACAATGTATTGGTCGCTTTGTTTGTTCCATATCCTTTAAAGAATTCATCATTAGATTTTGAACGGATTTGGAAAAACCATTATTGCCTAAATATAATAAATCTTCCAATGTGATTTGGATTTGGTTTATAAAATCACTCATATTGATAGCATCTTTACATTCAATATTTAAATAATTTTCTATGTTAATAATCTGGTTTCTTGGTTGTTTTGCTAATTCTATAATCTCTTTATTTTGATTA